TTAATAGTGAAACTCAAATTACAGCAGTTGCTCCTAAAGCATCATTTTTAAATGCACAAGAACCTTATGGTATAAAAGTTACTAATCTTTCTGGATTAGCAAACATACTTTCAGGACAAATCAATGTAGATACAGCTCCTACTTTTAATGTTGCTTCTGGTAGTTTAGGTACTTTAAGTGATTTGGATAGAGCAGGTTCTAACCTAACAGCAATTACAGGAACAGACGCAGACGGAGATACAATTACTTTTGCTGTTCAAAGTGGTTCATTACCTACTGGACTTACTTTACTTTCTAATGGAACTTGGTCTGGTACAGCTAATGCAGAAACTTCTGACACAAATTATAATTTTACAGTAAGAGCAACAGCAAATTCTAAAACAACAGACAGAGCATATACAATTACAGTTAATGCTCCAATATTAACTGGTTATCAAAGTGTTGATACATCAGTTAGTGGTTACAATATTTTTGCTTTTACTACTTCTGGTTCAAACATAACAGCAAACTTTACTAATGCTGTTACAGCAGATGTTTTAATGGTAGCAGGTGGTGGAGCAGGTGGTTATGGTTATGGAAATAATGATATGGGTAAAGGTGGAGGTGGAGCTGGTCAAGTTCTATTTAAAACTGGTCATTCTATATCCGCAGGAAGTTATACTTTTTACATAGGTAATGGTGGAGCTGGTAGAGCAAATGGAAGTAACGCACAACCAAGCCCATCAACTCCAGACGGAGAAAACACAACAGCATTTGGCTTAACAGCTAATGGTGGTGGTAATGGTGGAGAGGGAGATAGTTGGCACCAAGCTGGACAAGGGGGTTCTGGTGGTGGACAAGGTGCTAGACACGCCAACGCTACAACTGCTATTACTTCAAACAAAACAACACCTGCTGGTTGGACATCTTATGGAAATAGTGGTGGTGTATCAGCAAATGGAAATTACTCTGGCGGAGGCGGAGGCGGAGCTGGTGGAGTTGGAGGAAATCAATCTGGCGGAACTAATGATCCAAACTCACTTGGAGGAGCTGGAGGAGTTGGAATAGATTTATCATCAACATTTGGAACTAATCTTGGAGAAAATGGTTACTTCGGTGGAGGTGGTGCAGGTGGAACTTACAGAGGTTCACAAAATTCTACAATCTCTATGGCTACATCACAAGGTGGTCTAGGTGGCGGTGGAGATGGAGTTGCTTCTACTGACAGAAATAGTGGTAGCACTTATCAATACATATCAGCTAACAGAGACGGACAAGCTAACACTGGTGGTGGAGGCGGCGGTGCCGCAGAAGACCACGATGGAGTTGCTAATGAAGGTTCATCTTCTGGAGCAGGTGGTTCTGGAATTATATTAATTAGAGTTGCCGCATAATGGCTAGAAAAAAAATTACTGCTAAAGAGTTTGTTGAACAAGCTACAGGATTAAGACTTTCTGCACACGAAAAATTATGTGCTGAAAGAATGAAACACATTCAAGAAAGTATAAAAGAATTAAGCAAAGAGGTTAAGTCATTAAGAACTGAAGTATCTAAAGGTAAAGGTGCAATTAGTGTGCTTGTATTTTTAGGCACTTTAATAGTTGGATTAGTCGGATTCTTTAAGTGGAATGGCTAAAAAGAAATCTAACTTCTTAAATAAAGAGGTTCACGAAACCAGAAGCAAATTTAAAAAGACTTCTATATCAACAAACAAAAGTAAAATTAAATGGTCTTCTATGAATAAACACAAAAGGAGACAACATAAAAAATGAAATTAGTTTTATTTATGTTTATGTGTGCTGTAGTAGATGGTGAAACTAGGTGTATGCCACCTTATGAAACAGCAATATTAAATAATCATTATGATTGTATGGTTAGAGGATACAATGAAAGTATAAGACAACTAGAAAAAATTGGTGTAGAAGAAGTAAATAAAAATCAAATCTATTTTAGGTTTGTTTGTCAAGAAACAAATATAGATAAAGGAGTATAATAAAATGGCAAGACGTGGATTATATGCAAATATAAATGCAAGGAAAAAAGCAGGTACTTCAAGACCAAAATCTAAAAGTACAATTAGCAAAAAAGCATATGCTAATATGAAAGCAGGTTTTCCTAAAAAGAAAAAATATGCGTAGTAGAAACTACAAAGCAGAATATCGAAAATATCAAAGTTCTACAAAGTCAAAATTAGATAGAGCATCTAGAAATAGAGCAAGAAGAAGATTAGCTCGTTTAGGTGCTGTATCAAAAGGTGACGGTCGAGACATAGATCATAGAAATAAAAATCCTAGAGATAACTCTATGTCAAATTTAAGAGTAACATCAAAAAAATTAAACAGAGGAAGATACAGAGTATCATAATATGTGGTTCAATTTATTATCAATGGGCATCAAGACTGGTGCAAAATTATATTCTGATAAACAAAAAACAAAAGAAGCTTTATCAGAAGCTAGACTACTTCACGCCGAGAAGATGAAACGAGGGGACATCGAGTACCAAGGAAAAGTATTTGAGAACCAGAAGGGAGACTGGAAGGACGAGTTCGTACTTTTGACGGTCAGCTCCCCTCTGTTTCTCTTGGCATATTCTGTGTTTGCAGAAGATGAAGAAATACAAAATAAGATAGATTTATATTTTGAGAAGCTCCAACAGATGCCGTGGTGGCTAGTTTCATTGTGGATTAGTATTGTTGCGGCGATTTACGGAATAAAAGCTACAGATTTAGTAAAACGAAAATAGGAGATAATATGAAAGAGTTTAAAAGTAATATGCAACACTTATGGTTATTTCATAGAAAAACTGTATTAGTTGTAGGGGTACTATTTGTTATTGCAGTAGTATTATAATAATGAAAACAATTATTAATTGGATTAAAAAATTTTGGGAAAAACAGGAAAAAGCAATAGAAGATTGTATGCCTATAGCTTTTCCTGAACCCGAAGAAATAAACAGAGATAACCTTTGTCCTACTTGTCATAAAGACTTTGGTTGTCAATGTGAGTAGTTATGAAAGTATCTGAAAACACATCAGTAGCTATGCCAATCAAAAATATGATTGGTATTATTATAGGAGTAGCTATGGGTATTTTTGCATACACAGAAATTACTGCAAGACTTACTTCACTTGAAACATCAAGAGAATTAATGACTGCTGATTTACTCAAAAAGTCAGAGCAGACAACCGTAGATAAAGAGCAATTTATCCTTATTGAAGATTTATATAAAACTACTGATGCACATACAGAGCAATTAAATAAAAATGTTCACAATCAAGTAATGCTACAACATTTAGAAAAACAATTAGAAAAAGCATTAAGTGATTTAGAAAAATTAAAAGATAAAGTTAGGGAGAACGGAAATGGAAATAGTCATTAGTCTATTATTATTTCTGGGAGAACCTGCGGTATTAAAAGAACATTTATACATACAAGATCAAAAAATGGCAACCTGCCTTAAAATGAAAAGAGTTGCCGAGAGAAGCAGTAATGCTAAATACCAATGTGCTAAAGTAAAAGCTACAGTTATTGTAGATGAATATTCTGGTGAGAAAAAAATTACTAGCATAACAAGTATGGACTAATGAGAAAAGAACACAAAAGTCCTACTGGTGGATTAACTGCAAAAGGTAGAGCATACTTTAAGGCTAAAGGTCATAATCTAAAAGCTCCCGTTACAGGAAAAGTAAAACGAGGATCAAAAGCGGCAAAAAGAAGAAAGAGTTTTTGTGCTCGTATGTCTGGAGTTAAAGGTGCTATGAAAGATAGCAAAGGAAGACCAACAAGAAAAGCATTAGCTTTAAGAAAATGGAAATGTTAAACTATGAGTAAAAAATTAAAAGCATTAAGTAAACAACAAATGAGTACACTTAAAAAACATTCTGTTCATCATTCAACAAAACATATGAATTTTATGAAAGATCAAATGCGAAAAGGAAAATCATTCAAAGTCGCACACAGAATGGCTCAATCAAAAGTTGGAACATAATATGAGTAAAGAAACAGAAAAGAAATTATCAGAACTGCACAGCAAACTAACTGATAAACTATTAGAAAAAATCAGAGACCCAGAAGTAAAAGCTTCTGATCTTAACGTTGCTAGGCAGTTTTTAAAGGATAATAACATAGATTGTGTACCTACCGAGAACAACTCTATGGCGAAACTTGCAGAGGAGCTCCCATTTAAGCTCTCTGATGTAATACAAGGTAAAGGAGACATAAAGCAATAAACGCTTATATACACGCCTCTAGTGGCGTTTAAAGGGTATATTATGAAAGAGATAACCCAAGATTTCAGGAACTTCCTGTATATCGCTTGGAAACATTTAAATCTTCCAAGCCCAACAAAAGTGCAATTTGATATTGCTGACTATTTACAGAATGCACCAAGACGAGCAGTAATACAAGCCTTTCGAGGTGTAGGTAAGTCTTGGATATGTAGTGCCTTTGTATGTTGGAACTTGTTGAAAAACCCCGACTTAAAATTTCTCGTGGTATCAGCAAGTAAAACAAGAGCAGATGATTTCAGTACATTTACAAAAAGACTAATAACTGAAATGGACATACTAAAGCACTTAACACCAAGATCAGACCAAAGGGGAAGTAATGTATCCTTTGATGTTGCCCCTGCAAAAGCGGCACACTCTCCATCTGTTAAGTCCGTAGGGATCACAGGACAACTAACAGGTAGTAGAGCAGATTATATTATTTCTGATGACTGCGAAAGTTTAAACAATAGTTTAACTCAAAGTATGCGAGATAAACTTACAGATAACGTTAAAGAGTTTGAAGCTGTGTTATCTCCTAGTGGTAAGATTATATTTTTAGGCACACCACAATCGGATATGTCAGTTTATAATGACTTACCGACTAGAGGATATGAAACTAGGATATGGACAGCTAGAAATCCTGAAGCAACAAAAGTATACAGATATGAAAACAAACTAGCACCTTTTATTAAAGAAGGTAAGTTTGGAGAGCTAGAACCTATTGATCCCGAAAGGTTTGATGATTTAGAGCTCAAAGAAAGAGAAGCAAGTTATGGACGAAGTGGCTTTGCCCTTCAGTTTATGCTTGATACTACTTTATCGGATAAAGAAAGATACCCACTTAAATTAAGTGATTTAGTAGTAATGGACATCAATAATGATATAGCTCCCGTCAAGTTAGCTTGGGCGGGTAGTCCCGAATACATTTGTGAAGATTTACCAAGCGTAGGTTTTACAGGAGATAAGTATTATAAACCTATGTTTAAATCCGAAGACTTTGGAGATTACAAAGGTTCTGTAATGTCTATTGATCCTGCGGGTCGTGGTCAAGATGAATTGGCGATTGCCATAGTCAAACAGCTAGGTGGTAATCTATTTGTGCAGAACTGCACGGGGTTAAGTGGTGGGTATACAGAAAGCAATCTAACAAAGATTGCAACACTAGCTAGAGACACTAAAGTTAATATGATTATCGTTGAGAGTAACTTTGGTGATGGTATGTTTACACAACTATTAAAACCTGTAGTCCAAAGGTATTATCCTGTGACTATAGAAGAAGTTAATCATACCAAACAAAAGGAACTTCGTATCATTGATACGTTAGAACCTGTGATGAACCAACATAGGTTGGTTGTTAGTCCGCAGTTAATACGTCAAGATTTTGACACAACTGACCCTAACTACCAATTATTCTATCAGTTAACTAGGATAACAAAAGATAGAGGATCATTAAGAAATGATGACCGACTTGATGCTCTTGCAATCGCTGTTGCCTATTGGGTAGAACAAATGTCTATAGACAGCGAGAACCAACTTCAAGATCATAGAGAACAATTATTAAAGCAAGACTTGGAGAAGTTTCTAGAAGGAACTTTTGGACATAGCCAAACAAAAGACCGATGGTTTTAAAGACAAGCACGGGCTAATACAACTACTACGATTACTCTGATTAGTATTAACTATAGTATTATATCTATAGTATTAGTTGTAGTATTATATCTATTAGATAATATCATAGTGTTATCTCATTAGGTACACGCTGGAGAACTACATATAGTAGCGTTGGTAGTCCTGACTACCGATTTTATCAAGGATTAAGCTAAAAGCTAGTATTGGCGTAGGTAGTTAACGACCGAAATAACTCGGGTGTTGCACAATTACAACATCTTGTCAACTCATTTTGTTTTGTTGAAAAAATCTGAAAGGGTATCTTGTTATCGTTCACTATCGAAAAACCCCCGTACACGTCTAGGTTGCATTTTAAAAAGACAAAATTAAAAAGCTACAAACCACAACAAACAATAATAAGGATATACAATCCGTTTTATTTAAAATTATAACGGCTTGTTTTTTTTGTGGGTGGTTTCTTTAAGTGACGGGGTGATCTGTTTTTTTTGTTTGTGAAAAATCCTAAACCAGAACGGACAGAAAAATTTTAATCAACTCGTTATGACTTGTTGCA